GGCCAAAGGATGCTTTAATAGAAGAATTTAAATTTAGAGGTGCAAACTACTTTAATCCTGCATTTCGTGGATTGATGATGTCTGAGTTTGATAAGACATTTAGTAAAGAACATATCCGAGCTTGTTGTTTTCCAAGAAGTGAAATTCCTTATCATGATGATAAAGAAAAATTTATAGGTGTCGATTTGGCTATAGGTCAAAAAAGTAGTGCTAAGTATACTGTATTATTTTGTTTGGCTTTTGATGAAGAAAAGAAGAGAAGATACCCTATAGAAATAAGAAGAGGTAAATATTCTTCTCCTGATACAGCAAGAGAATTAATAGATATGTATAATGAGACACAGCCTATAGCTGCTGTTGTAGAAAATAATTTTTATCAACAAGCTATTATAGATTGGTTAGAAGATCTAGAAGGTGTTGATATGAATATTGAACCATTTACAACAGGTGCTAATCAAAAAAGAAGTCTTGATTTTGGTGTACCTGCAATGGCTACGGATTTTCAGAATGGTAGATGGATGATTCCACTTGAAGAAGGTGAATTTGATTGGGATGTAGAAAAAGGTTGTGGTTGCTCTATTTGCATATGGATAGAAGAATTATTACAATACCCTTATGGTACGTATACTGATACAGTTTTAGCTAGTTATCTGGCAGTACAAGGTAGTAAAAAATATTCAAGTGAAGGTATTAGTGGTAAAGGTGGTTTTGCTAGTTGGTCTATAGGTTAAAAAGGAATTATATATGGCAAGAAAAAATAAAGTAAAAGAAAATAATAACGGCTTTCAGGTTTTAGATTACGATGGTAAAAAGATATCTATGGGATTTGGTGATGCTCTTGAAGCTGTAAAGAATTATTCAGCAGAGGTTGTAGATGAAAAAACAATAAGATTATCTGAAAATTTAATAGATGGTAACGGATTTTCAGTTAAACGTGGTTGGAGAGATGATCATTCTTCCAGTTCTGAGTCTTGGTCATATTCACCTAGCGATATAAAAAGAGATTCTTTATTGTCTTTTGATACTTTAAGAGAAATATATCGTAGATCATCTCATGTAAGACCAGCTATTGATAGTATAGTAAAAGAAATAGCACATTTACCTATAAAGGTAGAAGGTCCAGGTAAATCTGTTGTAGAAGATTTTATAGGTAGACCTAATATATCAAAAGAGATATGGCCAACTCTATTTCATTCCTTTCTTATTGATTTATTGGTATTAGATCAAGCTATTATTGAAAAGGTTAGAAATATAAATGGTAACATAGTAGAAATCTATGTAAGAGATGCTTCACAGTTTAGACCTATATTAGATTCTACTCGTTCTTATATATGTTATTTTAAACAGGACTTAGTTGATAAAGCTGGTAGAGTTAAATCTTCTATATCACATGATGTAGATGATTTAATTTGGGTTAGACAGTTTCCAAGAAGTTATTCAAGTTATGGTACACCTATAATAGAAACTATTATAGATGAGATATCAGCTTTAATGTTCTCTTCTAAATCTATAGCCAAGCATTTTGTTGATGATGAGATCCCACCTGGTATTTTACATTTAGAAACAATAGGTAGAAAAGCTTATGAAAGAGCAAAAGCACAATTTGAAGCTAATCGTGGTGAAAGTGGTAAGAAAAAAATCAATGTTATAGATAATGTGGGTAGTGCTGGTTGGGTATCGTTTACAAGACCATTTAGAGAAATGCAATTAGCAGAGCTTACTTTGATAATTGAACAAACTGTAAATAAGAATTTTGGTGTTAGTTCAGCCGACCTAGGTGACGCAAATGGTTTAACTCGCGCCACAGTAGATAGGTTATTTAAAACTGGTAGATCTAAGTTATTTAGACCTCTTGTTAATTTAATTACAAATAAAATAAATCAAGAATTAATTAGTGAAATATATCCTGATACAACAATAAGTTTTGTATTAGAACCTGTAGTTGATGCAAGTACAGCACGTGAGATGTCTGATGCAGGTATCATAACTAAAAATGAAGCAAGAAAAGCGTTAAATTTCGACCCAGTTCCAGGTGGTGATAGGTTAGCTGTAAGAGTAGGTAATCAATATTTAGTATTAGATGATGATGGTGGAGCAGGATCAGGTACTACAAGTAATGAGGTATCTAATGCAAATCCTACAGAATTAGAAAATAATAGTATTTCTAATGAAAATAGTGATGATATAATTGATGCACCTAAAAAGAAAGCTTAAAATAACTTATGTCATTTGACTTAAAAACAAGACAAAAATATTCTCTTGATTTGAAAATAGCTATGTCAAAGGAAAGAATAAGAGAATGGTATAATAGATGTCATGGTAAAGTTTATATTGCTTTTTCTGGTGGTAAAGATAGTACAGTTTTATTACACTTAGTGAGGTCTTTGTATCCTAAAGTACCAGGTGTATTTTGTGATACTGGATTAGAATTTCCTGAAGTAAGGGAATTTATAAAGACTGTTCCTAATATTGAGTGGATTAAACCTAAAATGAATTTTAAGATGGTATTAGAAAGATATGGGTTTCCTATTATTTCTAAAGAACAAGCTCAATTTATAGGTGAGATTCAACGGGGTGTTTGTGAAGATAGTATAGATAGACGCTTAAATGGTATAGGAAAAAATAAATCTGGTACAATTAGTAAAAAGTGGCAATATTTAATTGATGCACCATTTAAAATATCTGATAAATGTTGTGAGGTTATGAAGAAAAGACCTTTTACTGTTTATCAAAAAAATGGTAGAACACCTTATATAGGTGTTATGGCAAGTGAATCTCTTTTAAGACAACAAAGTTACAGTAAAGATGGTTGTAATAAAGGTAGCGGTAAAAAGCAGTCTAGACCTTTAATGTTTTGGTTAGAAGAAGATATATGGAAGTATATAAAAAAAGAAAATTTAGAGTATTCTAAGATTTATGATAAAGGGTTTAGTAGGACTGGTTGTGTGTATTGTGCCTTTGGTGCACATTTAGATAAACACCCTGTTCAAAATAAATTTCAAATTATGTATAGTACACACCCAAAATTATATAAGTTTTGTATGGAGAAGCTAGGCATGAAAGAAATTTTGGAATATATAAATGTTCCAATTGAACCAAAAAAAGGTTTAAATAAAAGAAAGAGGAAATAGTTATGGGAATAAAGAAAGATTTTTTAAAGGGAGAAGGTACTGATGATAGACCTGATGTATTTGACTTAAGTATTGATGTTGAACTTAATACTTTAAGTGATGAAGATTTACTTTTTAGGGAGTCAATAGTTAAATCCTTTTATGAGACAGCAGTAAGAACTGGTAAACCTGTTTACGGGTTCAGTAAAGAAAATTTAGAAGATAAATATTCTGAAATTGTAGAAGAATTTGAAACTAGGGGTAGAAACTATCTAGTAAAGCTAGATAGAAGTACAACAGATAGTACAACAGGTAACCCAAAGAAAGTTTCTAAACAGGAAAAATTGGGTAGTATTGGTAGTGTTAATAAAGGTGTCGAGTTTAGTTCTTTATTGGAAGTACGTAGGTTTGCAGAAGAGGGTGGTAAATGTGTTATAGAAGGTATTGCAACAACTGCTGACTTAGATGTTGATGATTTATATATTTCAGAAAGTGCATTAGTGGGGGCTGAGAATGACCTTAAAAAATACACTACCCTTTTATATAATCATGATAGAGATAAAGAAATAGGTAAGATATTAGAGGTTAAATATCTACCAGAGGAAAGAGCTTTATGGATAAAAGCTTTAATTTCTAAAACAGTTCCAGATATTTGGGAGAAAATCAAAGAAGGTGTACTTAATAAGTTTAGTGTAAGTGGTACTGCTTTAGATTTTACAGAAAAATTTATTAAAGGTTTAGATAAAGTAGTTCAATATGTAAACCAAATAAGGTTATTTGAAACATCATTGGTAACGGTTCCAGCAGATCCATCTTCTAGAACGTTAGCATGGTATGTTGAGAAGTCGTTAAGTAAACAATTTAATAAGGAGAATAGTATGTCTACTAAGGAAAAGAAGGTAAAGAAAAGTAAAGATGATAGCATAAAGAAAGATGCTTATCAGATTGAACTTCTTATTTCATCTGTAGAATCTGCTTTGAGTACTGAAGATAAAGAAGTTCAGATTAATGCACTTAGAGGTGCTTTGGATTTTCTTAAAGCATCAATGGCTCTAACAGGTACAACAGATGAAGAAGCCCGTGGAAAAGTTGATAACCCTGGTATTAGTCTAGATGATGTAAAGAAGGCTGTATCTGAGTGTTTGTCTACAAGTTTTAATGAGCTAAAAGAAACTCTTGAAGCATTTACAAAATCTGTTTCTGAAGTTACAAAAGCTAAAGCTGAAGAAGAAGTAGCTAAAGCTAAAGAAGAAGTAGAAGAAGCTAAAGAAGAAGTAGCTAAGGCTAAAGAAGATGTAGATGTAGAAGTAGCTAAAGCTAAAGAAGAAGTAGAAGAAGTTAAAGAAGAGGTTGCTAAAGCTAAAGAAGAAGATGATACTAAAATATCTGAACTTCAAAGGTCATTAGAGGCACTATCTACTTTAGTTAAAACTACGCTTCCAATAAGAAAAGGTGTGGGTTCAGAGGCACACAAAGAAGATAGTAGGAAGTCAAAGTCAGAGGATAAGGAACTTGCGAGATCTGAAAAGATGGGTAAGATACAAAATCCAGGTGATAAATTGAGATATATGTTTGATTTAGCTGAAGAAGAGTTAGCTGAAGAAGACAAAAAGTAAACTTAATTAAATAATAAGGAGAAAATTATGAGTAAAAATTGGCAGTCAGAAATTAAGAGGTCTCTTGATTATGCTGGTACATCTGGTGTTCTTATTCAACCAGAAGTAGATAAAGTGGTATCAGAGATCATAGAGTATAAGAATCCTCTTAGACAGAACATACCTAGAAAACAGAGAAATTCTGATTCTTGGTTACTAAACAGAAGAAGTGCAGCAGCAGGAAATACAGTTGCACAATGGATAGCTGATACAGCAGAACCTGATACTGATCGTGGTGCATATTCTAGGGTAACATTTCAGTTTAGAACATTGCTTGCAAGAGGTAAGGTAACTAGGTTTGCAAAAGATGCTGGTAGAAGTTATAAGGATTTGGTTGCAGAAGAAATTGAATCTAGAGGTAGAGCCTTTAGAGATATGGAAGAAGATGCCATGTTCTATGGTAATAATACTACCAATTCTAATCAGCCTGATGGTTTGAATACTTTGATTACTGGTAGTCAGAGAATTGCACAAGGTACTACTCTTGGTGGTTCTGCTCTTACTGTAGCTAAGTTGGATGAAACTATTGATGCATGTGCCGGTTCACCTGATGTTATAGTTACTTCAAAATCAGGTAGAAGAAAAATTAACGCACTATTGCAAAGTCAACAGAGATTTATTGATTCTGTAGAAGTAAATGGTGGTTTTAGGGTTATGGCATATGATGATATACCTGTTTATGCTTCTACCAATGTACTAAATACCTACTACTGGGATGGTACAAATCAGTTGGGAGCTACTGGTGATACTACAAATATATTTGTCGTAGATACTAGTGAGTTCTGGGTTGGTTATATGAATGACGTAACAGTTACTCCTTTGAGTAAAAATAGCTCACAATATGATGAGTTTGATATTTACTCAGATGAAGCTTTTGTTATGGCGTCCACACTCCATCACGCAACTTTGGAAGGTATTAATGCGTAAATCTAAATATCTTTGTTAATTTTTTAACAAAGATATAGTTTTTAAAACAAGAAAAGTTAGGGTTAATATCTAACCCTAACTTTTCTTTGTATTCTTATATTTATTATTGGAGGATTGAAAATGAAGAAGTTAATTATCGTAGGTATTGCAGCTTTATTCTTAGCTGGTTGTAGCCTTTCTGGGTTAGATTTAAAAGTTGATAAGGCTGGAACTAATAAGATAGAAGATAAAGTCGAAAATACCATTGAAAAGTAATGTAATTTAAGAAGGAAAACATATGAAGAAAAAAAGATTTGAAGTTAGATGTCCTGCTATTTGGAGTGATGTTGATTCTTTTCAAGAAAATACATATGATGAATCTGTAAAGATAGAAAAAGGTAAAGGGTTTTGTGATAACCCTAACACAGCAGAACGTTTAAGAAAATTTGGGTATACTGTTATAGATTCAGAATCTAAAGAAAAATAAAACTTATTTAAAAGGAGAGTAATTATGATGAAGGGATGGAAGACTTGGGCAGCAGCAGGATTAGCAGCAGTAACAGCAGGATTAATTAGTTTGGGTTACCCTGATATAGCTAAAATAGTTGGCGTAGTAGCAGCAGGTTTTGGTATTGTTGGTGTAGGGCATAAAATTGAAAAGCTGAAATAATATTATATACGTATCATTTTGATACTTATAGTGTTCATGGGAGATGATAATGGCAAACTATGCTTCTTTATCGGAAGTAAAAGATTATTTAGATATATCAGTTTCAGATTCAGATACAATACTTAGTACGTTTATTGCATCTGCGTCTCAAAAAATAGATGAGTATATAGGGTATACATTTGAAGTTGAATATGGTGTAGATGAGACACAATACAACGTTCAGGATATGGATATTATTGTTCTAAAAAAATACCCTATAGTTGGTATATCTAGCATAGAATCAGGTGTAGACTATAAAAGGAAAAATGATGTAGGTATATTAGTATTGGATAATAGATTTACAGGTGATTTTAATTTAAGTGTATCTTATGGTCAAACACCACCTGATGTAGTTAAAACAACCTGTATGGAGTTAGTTAATTTATTTTGGAGTAGAAGAAAGACTATAGGTCTTAAATCTATGAGTATAGGAGATTTTTCTATGACAACAAGTTCTTCTTTTGGTGCTGATATGAAAGATATACTAGATACTATATATGAGTATCGTGATACTAATTTTGCAAGAAAGTCACCTTTATACAATCAAATGATATGATTATGATAGATAGATTTTTTACAGATTCATTTACATTAGAGACTGTTACATCTGGTCTTACTACTCTAAGTTCTCCTGGACAAACAAATTCTGTTTCTTTAACTTTCGCTGAAAATAATATAGGTGTTAGGTTAGACGGGTTTACTACAGGTTCAGGTACGGTTACACTTGATGGTAGTACAGTAGAGTCTTTAACATTCCCCAATAATGGTGAGTTAATCACATTAAATACTTTTAGTTCAATATCAACAATTTCATTAATTA